TCTCTTCTGCTCTAACTTATGCTGATGAAATGAATTATATTTATCAGAACCCAATGCAGAATGTTAGAAAGCCTGGTGGCAAAACTCAACGAAAAGTTACAAAGAAAAAGAAAAAAGTTAAAGCAATCAATAGAGATATGCTTAAAAAATGGCTAGAATTTGTTCAGGATTATGATCAGTATCTATTTGATTATTGTTACATTGCTATTAATACTGGAATGTGTCTTGAGGAGATGATAGGCTCCAGGTGGAAGGATTTAAACTTTAGCAAGGGAATTATAACTGTTGAGCAGGTTGCTGTCTATGTTACCGGCAGAGGCACTGTATTTAAAGAGACTCCGAAAGCGGCTGATAGGTTTAGAAAAATACCAATATCAGACAGCCTGGCTAACTTTTATCGAGGCATCTGGAAAAGGCAGCAGGAAATGAAAATGCACTTAGGTGATGAATATAAGGATCATAATTTAATACTCTGCAAAGATAATGGAGAACATTATGCTCCCAGAACTGTTCAAAGCAAAATAAGAAAAGCCAGAGAAGCTGGAGGCTTCCCTGACTGGATCACATCTCATATATTTCGACACACTTTTGCATCTCTATTTTTGGCTGAAAACAAAAATATTAAGGAGCTGCAAAAATTATTAGGCCACTCTTCTTACGTGATTACTGCTGATACTTACAGCCATTTCTTGAAGAAAGATTTCGAAAGAGCAAGAAATGATATTTCCAAAGCTGTAGGGTCCGTTTTCTCAGTGCAGGATTAGTGCAGGATTTTGCACTGACCATTCCCTATAATCCCTGTTATATTAATACTTTAGTTATTTTATGCGCACAATCCCATGTTATGTGAATACAAATAACGTTTAATAACGAATATTAACTAATCTACGAAATAACGGTGATTATAGGGCTTTTCTTTCTTTTCCAAAATCAGTATATTAATATATATTAACTGGTTGGGTGCAGGATTTGTGCAGGATTTACTCTTTATATAGTTCTCTAATGAATGCTAGAAACCTTTTTAAATAAAAAAATAACCCCGAGCATTCACTCGAGGCTATTATATTTTTCTGCCGCATCAATCAACTTTTGCTCAAAATCAATTTTTTTCTTTCCGAGCAATTCTCGACTGGTCCGCGGTCTGTATTCAGCTTTTAAGTTTTTTCCAAACTCATCATAATCGAAATTACTTTGACTTGCTTCGAAACTGGCCGATCACATTCATTAAATCAACTATTACATCTATAGCTTTGTCAACAAGCCCCATGATCGTTTCCTTTTTGAAAGGTAAATCTACAGTATTATCTGCCGCATCATAGACAGCCTCCACCAATTCGACAATTGCATTTTTCTTTTCTGGACCATGCTTTTTGCCGTCATCGGTATCAGCCTGCTCAAAAATTTCAACAAGTTCTTTTACTTCTTTTAATACACCGAAAGCCACCTGAAAAACAGTCCAAATTTTACTTATAGTTGTTAGCATATTATTAACATCTCCTTATAATTTTTATTTCCAATTTCTTAAAACTTTATTTACATAGATCTGATTTTCATATTCACCATGTTCATTTTTTCGATTGCTGCCCTGGTTGAATGCGCTTATAGCATCATTCCAATCATTGTAGCGATTGTAATTCCATTTCAGATGCTTGCAGCCAAACTTGATTCCTAGCTCTGGTTTGCTTAGCTCTGATAAGTACCTACCTTTAAATCCCCTTTCTCGAGCAACAGCTCCCATTATCTGCATTAAACCCCAGCTAGTCTTTTGGGACTGTTTTTCAGTTTCGGCGTGCCAATGGAATTGAGAAAATGGTTCAACTAACCAGCGATAATGATCTTCATATCTCATGGCAAACGGGTTGCCTGAACTTTCTACTTCAATAATTGCTTTAATTAATCCTGGAGGAATTCCGTATTGTTCAGCATATTTTTTTATTGCTGCATTAATTTTTTGTTTCAAAATATCACCCCCCTAAAAGTGTAACTGCCATCCCAACTATCATACTAGACATTACAGTAATCATGACTGTAATCGCCCAGGTCGGCCTGCCTTGTAAATTTTCGACTATCTTTGCGATGTCTTGTTTCATATTCTCGATATCTCCCTCATTAGTATTCTTCAAATCTTTTTTTAATGATCTACCAAACTCGCATCCTTTTTCATTTAGCATCTCAGCATCAATTTCTGAATGTCCGTTTGCCATAATTTCACCTCAAATATTTATATCTATTTGTTTCCAATTTTGTAAAATCGTCTGCGTAAAAAGTTTGTTTCCACTGGGTAAATCTATATGCTTTTTAATTCTAACCGGTCTTCTAAACCTAGCTGATTAAGTATTTTATCGTCTAATTTATTAATAACTGACATTGTAAGATTATAACTATTGCAGTGTTTTAAAATTCCCAAATAAGAATTAACACTCGCTCTAATATCTTCTAAAGTCACCTCCTCTTCATAATATTTTTTCTGTAAGTATTTTAATTTCTTTTTCATTTTCTTTTTGGTCGATTTTCTCAGTTTGCGATATGGTGGGTAAGTTACATATCCGCAAAAATCTATTCCATTCCATATATTATCAACAGTAGTTTTGTTATTAAGTTCTAATTTTAGATAATCATCAAGAAATATTTCTATCTCTTTTCTGATTGTATGTAATTCTTTTTTAGACTTTCCCAAAATAACAAAATCATCCATGTATCTGACATAATGTTTAATTCTGAGATTATGTTTAATAAATTTATCTAAAAAATCTAAGTAGACATTTGCAAATAACTGGCTTGTTAAATTGCCTATCGGGATTCCAATTCCTTTTATCTTGCCTTTTTCAAAATGATGATCTCCCAGGTGGATTCCAAATTCTCCATCATCACTTTTTATTATTTTCCATAAAAGCTCTAAAGTGTCTCTGCAGCCAATTTTTCTTTTTAGGATATTCATTAAAACATTATGATCAACTCTATAAAAATATTTTGCTACATCTGCTTTTAAATAATAAGTTTCTCTTGGTTTCCTATCCATGATTCTCATTTTATCTTGAAGGTGATCTGCAGCATAATGAGTGCCTTTATTTTTCTGGCAAGCGCAAGAATACTGATAAAATATTTTGCTGTAAATCGGATACAATTGACGATATATTCCCCATTGGACTACCCGGTCCCTAAAAGGTAAAGCCATTACTAGCCTTTGCTTTGGTTCATATACATAAAATTGATGATATTTGCCCTGTTCATAAGTTTTATATATCAGTTCATTCTGCAGCTGGATAAGATTGCTTTCTAATTGACTTGTAAATTTTAACACTTCATGTTTATATCTTTTGCTTTTTCTCGAATTCAAATAAGCCTGGTATAAATTTTCAAAATCATATATTTTAGAATAAATATTTCTAACTTTTTTCGGGATAACCAATCACCACTTTCTCTATATTTGGGTGAAAAGAAAAGCCTACCCAAATGAGAGCAGGCTGTCGCTGACTGTGATAACTTTCTATGTTTCAATACTAGCTATCTGGCCAGCAATTCAAATTTTTTGCTGGATTGACTTTTATTAAGTTCTCAGCAGGGATTAAAGGCCTGTTCTCTAAAAACACTGTAATAGTGGCCGTAACCAACTATTATCTGTAAAATTTATATAAAGAGCACAGGCGCCGCGGCAACCGTTATTGCTGTTGACATTCCACGGATAGTTGTTCAGATTCACCGTCCGAGCGCCGCAATTGACACCGTTGCTCCAGTTGCCGCCAGCACCAACGCCTTTAACCCCATAAATTTATAAGCAAGATTTAATCCAACCACCTAACATTCGGCCGATTTCATCTATTTTCTTAGATACATTTTCGTATTTCTTGTGACTTAAATATTTTCTGTCATGAGCAAACCTGATCAACATTCTTAATTGCTCAATTTTGACATCAATTCTATTCAAAAATCTAACTTTGCTTTTTGATTTATTAGCTTCAATAATTAATTTTGATATTTCCAATACTAAATTTTTAATTTGTGTACATAAAACAAACTTTTCATATTTTGGGAAGTTATCCACTATTGGAAAAAACCACTTCATTAAGTCATATAGCTTTTGTTGTATAGTTAAGTTCTTAATTCAAAACCACCCCAAACCAAAACCATTTCCAAATTACAAATTACAGAGAATCACAGGCGCCGCGGCAACCGCTAGCGCTGCTGACACCCCACGGACAGCCGTACAGAAGCACCGCCCGAGCGCCGCAAAGGACACCGTTGCCCCAGTCGCCGCCAGCACGCATAGCAATTAATGATACATTATTTTGCATATATGCCTGGCCTTGACCATCTGAGCTGTCTTTTCCTGCATTTAAAACATCATGCCAATCAAAGCCAGTTGATCCTGTATTTCTATAAGTAAATTCATCTAACCATTCTTGGACATTCCCTGCGCAATCAACAATTCCATGAACAGAAACTGCTTGTTCTACAGTACCTGTTGCAGCTCTACCACTATTGCTTGTTGCAGACCATGCAGCATTATTGTCGCCATCATGACCCTGCGGACTACCATAAGCAGCTTGAATCCATTCCGCATAACTTAACATTCTTTTATCTACATTACTAAATAACCTTTGAAAATCATACCAGCAGTAACCTTCTGTACCAGTAACAGGTGTCGAATTATATTCGCTGACTACTTCTTGATCAGGCCAGCTACCAGCTCCGTGACTTGTGAGGTAAATATCTACCCAGATGTCTCCCACTTTTGCCATGCCGGTAGGGTCGCAAGTCGGTCTATTCTGCAAATCCCAAACTGAATTAGAAACTATATTAACATCAATGCTTGCGTTATCATTGAAAGCATCAGCTGTCGATCTTATTCTTCCATAATGAAACCCACCAATTTTCCTTGAATTATTTTCTGTATATCCATCTGGATAAGTTGAGTTAATTGATATAACAAAATCCGGCTCAGCATCAGCTGATGGCTGCAGTGCATATATATAATAGTTTTCTCCAAGAGTGAAACTTGCAAAGCTGCCGTCATTATCTGCAACAGTTAAAATAGTGTCAGTCTCTTTTTTGAGATTTTGCCTATCAATTCTCAAAGCTAATGGAGGTACTGTAATTTCATCAGCAGCGCTTTTTTCTATATGTCCTTTGAAATTGTAGAATGAAGGTGAATCAGCTCCTACGAAACTTAACATTGGTCAATCACCTCCTGGACTTCATCGACTGTAAATCCTAATCTAAATATCTTTCCGTTTGGATTATCTACCAGCTTGAACTGCACTATCTTTTCTTCTCCCTCTTCTTCCTGAGTCATAACCTTGTACTCAGGAGCGGGTCCAGTTCTATCACTTTCTGCTGCAAGTTCTTTGTCAAACTCATACTTTTTGGCTGTATTTAGCAGCCCCTGGTATGCTCTTTTTACTTTTGGTGTGTAGCCAAAGTCATTAATCACATTTTCATAATCCTGTCTTGAATT